TACCTTCATGCCCGTAGCAATGTGTTAATGTAACGTGAGAACTCCTTACGGAGCAGGCGATCGCGCAAAGCAATAGAGCGCTGTTGCGTTGCCGCCTTGCCCCTCATAAATACGCCTGTATTGACTGTGCGCTTTTTGATACCAAAGCTATCGCCTCCCTCTACGATGTGGGCAAACCATCCGTCGCCGTTCTTAGCAATACCCCGCTTGCGTCGTCCGATGTTGTTTGTCAACGGACCAGCAAGCAGACGCGTATTTGGTGGAGCTGGTCGATACATGCCAAGCGATTTGCGCAGCGTGCCCTTCTCTACGAGGATACTTTGGCGGTCTTTAAATTGAACAAGAATATCCCTGTGGAAGTCCTTGATATTTGCATTCAAATAGTTCAAGTAAATCTTGGCGACGCGCCTGTTAATTGAAAGCAGTTGGTTCTCTGCCTCAACAGACCAACGCGCCAAGGCTTCAAGGCGTCGGTATATCTTATCGGCTCCCGTAACGGTTGCTGTACTACGCTCCTTGTTCAGCAGGTTGTACTGCGAACGCTGGGCATCGTAGGCTCGTCGCTTTGCCTGTGTACTCCAAGCCATTACTCCGAGATTACGCGTTCAGAGATGAAGTGAAGCTCGGCTTTACGTCCTACCTCCTGCACTGCAAGAATGTTGTAGAGCTCACTGCCGTAGCGGATGGTGTACTTGGGCGTGACAAGACGAGTAGTAGACGAGCTGCGCACACGCCAGGTTACTACGTTGCGCGTCGTCTCCTGCTCTTGGATCACGCTGTTGTTGGCCGACTTGTTGTCGAGAGCCGCCCATACAGTTGCCAAATCTACCCCGCTACCCGTAGGAGCGCCGTAGGAGTCGACAGCAGTAGACGGAGCCACCAGCGTAATTCTTCTATCCAAGTACCCGATGTTCATTGTCTCAAGTCAATGATGCGTTCGCTATTCAAAATGGCCGTTACAGCCATCGGCACCTCCACAGGTACAGCTCCTGTTACGACAGCACGACGGTTCTCGTACCAGTGAGCTACCAACATACGCACCGCGTGCTTGACGTTGCTCGTAGCCGCTAAGCCGCACGTCACTGTGATTCGAACAGGCTGCGCGTTGTATTCCTCAAGGTCGGGGACGTCGTGAAAGTAGATGCGCCAAGGCCCATCCTTACGCTCCTCGGTATAGTACTTGTCCGAACTCAACGTTTGGTAAACTCCTGCCGTGTCGTAGTAATTGACGGAGCTGATGTTGGACACAGGACCGAAGGCCAACGACGCAGGACGCCAGCGCTCAAGATAGAAGATAGCTTGAGTTGACACCGTGAAGTGACGGTTGCAGTAGTCGCTAACATGAGCCACAGCCGCGTCCAACAGCGCCGTGATAGTCGTGTCCTCATCGGAGTGATCCACGCGGAGAAACTCCTTCATATCAGACAACGATACGACGTCGGTGCCTGTCGTGTATGTTGGTCGTGAAATGGTCATGTGAGAGAGAAAAAAAAGGAAGCCCAGCCCTATTGCCAGGCTTCCCAGTTTAGTTGTTAGGCTACGTCGTTAGCGCAAGCCAAGGCATCAGCCTGGCGGACGGCAGCGTCGTAGAACTTGTTGACGTGAAGTGCAATCTGTGCCGTTCCAGCGTTGCTGTATGGGTCGACCAACAAGTCGATACCACCAAAGAACGCGAGCAACATAGAAGCTCCAAAGTCGCCAAACAGGATTTGACCCGTAGCGCCTCCACCCGTATCAACAAGGTAAGGCGTGGCGTTAGCTTGGAAGCCGTCAAACAATCCGTTGCTCCACAAAGCGCTCACGCTAGTAACAGCAGCTTCAGGCTTGGAGACCTCCCATCCTTTTGGAGACATGATCCAGCGGCAGCGTGCGAAGTCACCGTGACCCGCAAGGACTGCGCCTTCCATGCCGTACACCAACGCTGCGTTGAGCGTAGTGTTGCCTGCGCCGTTGGTCGTGATGTCGCCAGCACCAGCAGCGGCAGCCGTGAAGAATGCTTCATCAATGGTAGCATTCAAACCTGCTGCAAGCTCGCGTGCGATCATGGAGTCGATTTGGTTTCCACCCTGAAGGATGAGTTGCTTTGAATACAAAGTCTTGGCTGCCACGCGAGTTGGCGTCAACGTAACCTCGTCAAGGTCCAAGCCTGAATTGGCAGAAGCGTCCACCTCGCCTTCAGCTGTACCTGATGCCTTCGTAGCGACGCGTGGAAACTTCAAGTTGCCAGTAGCGTTGTTGATGACAGTAGTACCAATTTGCTCGGCCAAGGTTGGAGCACGCAGAGCGTCAATCACGCCTGGTACGTTCGTAGGAACTGCTCCAGCGCCTGAACCCGTCGTAGCGCTGTGGTTGTCGGCATCACCCAAGGCACGCAACAAAGCAGCGCCTGGAATACCGATTTGGCCTGACATCTGCAAACCGCGCGATTGGAACTCACGATGTGCTTCCTGTGCCCATTCAGCTTCAGCGCCTTCGAGTGCTTTGCCAAAGGATGCAGCTTGTACAGCACGCGCCAAGCTGAAAGACTTGTTGACGCGGTTGACTTCTTTCGCCTCGCTGATAGACGACGAGCCCATCTGAGCCTGACGCGCAATCATATCCTCGTGGGCCTGACGACGCTGGATTTTGCCATCCAAACGCTCAACTTCACGTTGGCAGAGGTTGGCTTCTTCTTGTTCGTTGTTGGTCCAGTCGCGGTTTTCAGTTTCCGCAAGGTTGACCAACTCTTCAAAGCGGTCAGCGTACTTTGCGCGAACGGCTTTCATCTCGTTGAGATTCATGTTTTTTTGAATTACAGTAGGTTCTTGAATTGTATTCTCTTCAGGCATTGGCGCTTCGGCTGCCTGTTCAATGTCAGGCTGTAGATCACGGGCCTGGACCGTGGCGGCTGCATAGGCGGGATAGGTCACAGGAGACACATCCAACAGTTGCCGCACTTTGTCAACGCTGCGCACAGTGCGCTCCTCATTCCAGCTCTGCTTTTCAATAGTAAAAGCAAAGGAAGATTGGGAGATGTCACCCCGCTTCACGCTTTCGTAAAAGTCCTTGGCGTATGTCTGTGCGCCAAGCTTCACACGATACTTCAAGCCGCGCTCATCTTGACTCAATTCCAACGTGCCATTGGTGGTACGTCCAAGTACCAAGTTGGGGTCGTGATTGATGAGGGCACGCACATCGTTATCCATCACATCGTCAAACGCGCCTGGCTTAATTACTTCGCGAAAGTGCCCAAGGTCCGTCTCCGAATTAAAGACAGCCGCGTAGCCTTCCAAAATCATTTCCTCGCCTTCAGCTTCCCGCACCTCGATGGTGCCCATAGTTCGCTTCTCGGCGTCTTTATACTGTTGGTTCTGCTCCATTGCTTGAAACTTTGTCGCTGTACTCGCCCAAGCGGTCGAGCGCGATTTGATTGATTTGCACTGTGTGAACGTCGCCACCTTCAACAGGGTTGAGCTGTTCAGCTCCTCGAATCTCGTTAATGCTCATCCAGCCGTTTTGCAGGGCCTGAGTATAGAAGTTGGTACGAGCAGCGAGGTCGCCACGGTACAGGTCGTTCATGTTGAACTTGCTGTAGATGTCTGGACGCTCAAATGATTGGATGAGCTTGCGGTCAATTTCCTGTTCGATGCGCTTGGCCCAAGGCGCGATTGTGTGACGAGCAAACTGCAGGTTCTGCTGCTCGACGTTGTTGTACGTGGTCTGCGATGGCAGTTGGACCAACGACGGAGGGACGCTGTAGATACGGCAAATCTCCTCCGCTTGAAATTTGCGCGTCTCGATAAACTGCGCTTCGTCAGGCGTAATCGTGATACGCTGATACTTGAATCCAAAAGGCAGGAGCTTCGTGCCAGCGTTCATTGCGCTGCTGTTCCAGCTATTTTGGATGACGTCCATCTGCTCCTTGCGCAGTGGCTGATCAGAGGCCAGCACGCCTGTCATTTGTCCCTTCTGCCCGAAGTACTCGCTGCCAAAATCTTGCGCGGCTTTGGCCAGTCCCATGTTCTCGCGGTGCAGTCGAATAGGAGACATACGCAACAGGTTGCAAATCTCCAGCATGTTCTCGGGCATCACCACGCCGTAATCACGGACGTTGTAGAAGCGCTCGCCGTTGATCTCTTTAATATCTACGTCGTGGTAGTGGACTGGGATAAGCTTCTGCCCATAGCCGCGATTGTTGCGCTCAATAATTGCGAAGCCACAGCCGTACATCAGAGCCGAAGCCACTAGCGTCTCCCAAAACTCGTAAGGCGTATTGTCCTCGTTAGGGTTGCTCAACAGCTGATACGCTGGGTGCATGTTTGCAACCTCCACGTTGCGTCCGTCACGGACGTAAACTTCCAGCCCCAAGGCGGCAACGGTACTGGCAATTTTGTTGATGCAGGCGTAGACTGTGCTGATCGCGAGTGCGCCCTGTTCCGTGACATTAACTCCTGAGCTGACGAAGCCCGTGATGCCAAGGTCTTGTTTGAGCGTCGAGCTGTCGTACTTACCCACGCGGTAGCGGAACAACGAACGTAGGCGGTCTGCAAGTGTGGCCATGTACAGTAAATCGAAGCTAGAATATACGAAATAAAGCGTTACAAGTCAAGTATTTCGAGCATAATATCCTCGGTGCCTAATGTGTGGCAATACTCGTTCATTGCAATGATGGAAGCGATCACGCCGTCGACCTTCTTGTTCTCCTGTCGTTCCTTGGTTACTCGCTTGTTTTCGTTGACGTCGGTAAACACGACAGCGCATCCCATCTGCCAGCGAAGGCAACGGTTGCCGCCGTGGATAATCTCGCCACGCATCGCGGCCATCTCGAACTCTTTAGTTGGTCCGTTCATGGTCGTGATGTTCTGCGCCATCGGTTGCATGATCACGTTGTCGGCTTCAAGCTCGCTGACGATGTAGGTGCTGAACCGTGGGTCGTAGCCAATGCTCCTCACGTCGTATTTGGCGCATTGCTCCAGTATGTATTCCTTCACGATTCGATAGTCCGTAACGTTGCCTGGGGTGATTGTGATGTCGCCCTCACGCTCAAAGGCGAGGTAGTCAACGCCAGCGCTTAGCTTCTTCGTGAATGCCTTTTCTGAATTGACGAACTGATGAACCAAGAGATAGAAACAGCTGCGCTCATCGTCACGGAACAAAAGAGCGAAGGCGGTGAGGTCTTGAGTAGAAGCAAGGTCAAGTCCGCCGTAAGCAGGTAGGTAAGCCAGTCGATCATGAGGTATTGGGTCTTTGCCTTTCATCCAAACGTCGTCAGGAATCCAGGCCGTTTCTGCTGATGTCCAAATATTCAGATGCAAGCGCAGGAAGCTGTTGACCATCGACGGGTTGGCCTTGGCGTTTTGTACGGCTTGCTCGAAATAACTCTTGTGGCAGATGCTGCCGTACCCTGGATTCGCTTTCTTCCATACTTCCTCGTCCGTCCAGTCGTCGTCTGGATCAGCAGCGTACAGCACAGGCAAAAACGTCGGGTCTTGAATGATGCCCTCCTTGACGTTGCGTGCGTACTCGTGGACCTCGTAGCAGATAGAACCTCGGTCGTGGCCTGCCGTAGTGAGTGCCATGATAAGCGGCTGACGCCTTGCGCCTGTCGATGTGGTCAGGACGTCCCACAGGTCGCGGTTGGGCTGTGTGTGGAGCTCGTCAAAAATCACAGCATGACAGTTCAACCCGTGCTTGGTGTAAGCCTCGGCGCTGATGGACTTGTACCAGCTGCTCTTGTAGTGGACAACGTTACGAAGCACCTTGGCCCTCGTCCGTAGGTGCTCGTTGTTGCTGATCATCTCTTGAGCGATGTTAAAGACGATATTAGCTTGGCCACGGTCTCCAGCCGCGGATATGACTTCCGCACCGCGCTCCCCATCAGCGAAAAGCATATAGAGAGCAATAGCAGCAGACAAATTCGACTTGCCATTCTTACGAGGAATCTCAACGTAACAGGTACGATACTTGCGTCGTCCGTCCTTGTCTTTCCACCCAAATAGCGGTCGTATGATATCGTCTTTCTGCCACGTCTCCAAGAGAAAAGGTTTGCCGCCCAAGTCGCCTTTGACGTGCGTGCAGAACTTCTCGATGAATTCCACTGCCCTGTTCGCCGCCTCCTCATCGAAGTAATACTTACTCTGAATCATCGTAGGGAATCATGTCACACCACTCCCAGCAATTCGGGCACAGTGGTACGTCAACGAACACAGCTTCACCGCAGCATTTGCTAACCATTGGAAGCACCTGCATCAGCTAAAGTATTCAGCATTGTCGTCGGCGACTGGGCGTCCTTCTCCAATCCAATTTTCTAGGCGCGTGATGATGATTTGTTTCCTGTGGCGTGCCTCTTTAAGTTGTTGCCATTCAGGACGCATGCGGCTGTATGTGTCGCCAGACTTGCCGCGTACCTGATAACATGTGCCGTGCTCGTCGCAGTATGTCTGTAGCGTGTGCTCCTCGATGATCACGCAAGCGAGCGTGTAGATGAGATGCAGTTGCCCAGGCGTAAGGTCGTGGCGCTGCTCATACTTGGCCAAAAGCTCGTTGTATTTCTTCGTTTGTTCCGTTGTCATTATAGTTGATTTGGACCCTTTTAGTTTTATACTATCGCAGTGTGCGCGGAAG